ATCAATCAAAACACCATCAAGATCAAAGATAACTAATTTATTGAGCATCTCGATGTACCTTGTTATGTTTCACAATTGATTTACCATTGCATTTCCAATTTGCACTTGTACGCATACGCAAAGACCACTCTACATCTTCAGCAGTACCCCAAGTCATTTCTTCATTCATAGGGAATTTTTTATAGAAATCTTTTTTAACAATCATGTAACCACCAGATTGATACATGCAATTGGTGTGGGACCATTCATCATAAGGCATAGCCGTATATCGTGGGAAAATAGGAGAGTCCCAAACAACCCAATCGGTAAAGTGTCGTTTGCCATTGATTAATACTTGTGCGTTACTGCAAACGTCCCAATCATCACCAAACTCCAAAAAGTTTTTGTACCAGTCTTTGTCAAAGGTATAGTAGTCATGCATAACAACTACATTATCATACTTTGCGGAATCTACAAGAACATTTTTCTTGCGAGTAATCCATCCTTCTTTTTGACTCTCATCAAAAACAATTGTATCTTTAAATGCATCGGTTTTAGGACCAATTAAAAGAATTTCATATTCAGGAATGTTTAATGCTTTAATTGAATCTATTACTTCTTGAATTTGTTTATTATCTTTGTATAATGTTAGAATTCCAAAACTAAATTTCATGTTAACCTCAATATATCATCTATTGTGTGTCTAATTAAATGGTTGTGTATCAAATACTCATATGCATTTTCAGTTTTCATAGTACCTTTTAATGAGGTATATGACTTCATGTAATTCAAAAGTTCTTCATCTTTTTCATAAGTAAATCCAAAATCACTCATTAGTTTAGCACCAGCAATATTTCTTGCAGCCCAAGGTGTGCCATTCAACATTGATTCTAGAAGAACTAAACCAAAGCCTTCTTTATGTGAGTGCATAATATAAAGATCAGCCTCACGAATTGCCGACATTACATCTTTGCGATCATCAATCATTAAAGGTTTTACAAATTCAGATTCTTGAGGAATCATATTGTGTCTATTGTCGTAACCTGTTAAAACTAAAGTTATATCTTTTCTACCAACTTGATTGAATGTTTCAACCAATTCATGCATGGCTTTATTTGGCCAATATCCACCACAAGATAGGAACATTAAGTCTGTTTTAATTCCATATTTCTCACGAAAACCTGGCATACCAACGGAAATATTTTCATCAATACCATGAGAAACTTTTACAGATTTTGTTAAATGGTTTTTCTTTGATACAAAATCCCAATCTTCTTTTGTTGAACATGCAATGTACTTAACATGTTGCATGGCAAATTTATAAGTATCACTTTCAGAAGGTACAATCAACATAAACAAGATTGGTGATTGAATTTTATTTGAGAGTTTTAATACGGCATCTTGTAAACCAACATCGCCACCATGAACGACAATTAAATCAAATTTTTGACTAAAGATTGTACCATCGGTTGTAACTTTAACACCATTTAAATCACCTTTATGTTCGCCAGCGAATACTGTAACATCATGGCCTCTGCGTAAAGTTTCTTCAGCCATATCACGAACATAATTTTCTGATCCACCTGGATAAGGTGCATAACGATGTACTACATATAGAATTTTTTTCATCCGTAGGTCTTTTCGAGTAGTTTTCTGACAGTAGGAACTCTATCGTATTGGTGTACAATACAAAATTCTTTACCTTTAGAGGTGGTTACTTTTTTACCATTGAATTTAGGAATAGGTTCTAATAAGTTTGGTCTAAACTGTTCAATCTTTGTGGGATCACCAGTAGTTCCCAATTGAGATGCCCAACCATCTTCAGACTTCATATACATTGAAGTGTCGATATATGGGTGTTGTGAGATCATAAAATTAAATGTTGATTGATCACAAATTGGAATTGGTCGACCTAATGCAGCCGCAAAAATATTTAAACATAAATCTCTCATGGCTGATGCACGACCACCTAAAACACCAACATTGTAAATTTCATTATTTTTAAATCTCTCATAAATGAATTGACCATAAGTTTCAAGTAAATTTTGATTACCCCATGGTTCATCTTTATACTTCATGCTCTCAGAAGCAAACACCAAGTTTTTACCTTCGACAAGATTTTCATCAAGCCATTTGCAAGGATTACTTTGAAAAACTACATCTTTAACATCAGTAGTGACCACATATCGATAGTCACCTCTTGCAATGTGGTTGTAAATATGCACAAAGCGTTCTACATGAACCGGTATTCTTGATTCATAGACATATGCTTTTTTAATGTGATCTTCTTTTCCTACGACAACTACTTGAAAGCCGTTTTTAGATAATTTATCTACGGCATCATAAGATATGTTGAGAGCGATTAAAGTTTTTTCGCCATCAAATCCTGATTGATTGATCGAGTTGACCCAATACTTGAGTTGATCCCAACCATAATTTGTACTGCATCCAATTATCAAATCTTTCATAACAACCCCAATTATTATCTATTACTTAGTCTTTTTATACCTTTTAAAAGAGGCAATATTTTGACCTGGTGTGTCAGCAAGATACTTTTTTACCAGTTCATCACTACCATCTTCACCTGCACCTGCTTTAGATTTCCATTCTTGTGCTTCAGATACACTCTTATGTAGTTTCGCACCTGTAACCTGCTGGATTAACTTCCAAGCGTCATGTTTTTTCTTATTTGCAATATGTGATTTTAACTGACTTTTCTCTTTAGATGAGGCAATGTTGTGAAACTTAACTAGTTCCATCACACCAATATTACCGGCATAAGAAGCTTCTTCTATTTTTTTCTTAGTCATTTCTTGTGAGAGCTAAAATTTTTTGTATTTGTGCTTCAATTGCAGCCTTGCGATTTGGCCAATAAATGTATTCTTTATCTGCCGTTTTTAATAGTTTGGTAAAAAACGGCAAAACTAATTTTTCAACTTCTTTAAGTCTTGCAGAATATTCATCGACAGTATCAGCCTTTTCATTAATGACTGCATTGTAATCTTCTTCAGAAACGGCAGAAAAACCAAAATCGTCATCACCGTACTCTGCAAGAATTTTATTAATATCGTATGCCATTATTTACTCCATGCCTTAGCTGCGTTAAAATTAGCCTGACTGAATTCCATTCTATCAATTAATTTAACTGCATTACCTTTTAATCTGTCTACTGCTACAAAACCTTCTGGTGCTGTAATTCTAAATCCATCGTCTGTTCTTACAAAAGTACCAATTGATCGAATGGTTTCTAATTTACGAACAATCATGAGTTTTGCTTCGACCAACAAATTCATCAAATCAAAAATACTTTTAAGTGCTGGTGCAGATGCACGAAAGAATCTCATAACTTCAGTTTTTTCTGATATGTATTTTTGTTTACTGTCTTGTCTTTTGACTTCTTGTATCTTTTTATTTAGTTGTGATTCCACATACTTAATTAATTCAATAGTATGAATACGAGTATCTGTAATCTTTTTACCTTCACGAACTTTAGCATTATTAAATGTTTTGATATAAGTTAATAATACATCACTTGCTGAAATTCGATTAAGTGTTAATGCAGGTATGCTTTGAAATAATGTACCTGCTTGTGATAATATTCTTGAAATTTGTTTTGTTTCGGCTTCTGTAAATGTTGCTGAACCTGAAGCATCGGTGAATGAAGCATCACGATACCATACATTTTTTGTAGTTTTAAGTCCACCAAGGTTAACATTAAATGTTGCTTTCATATCTTCCATGGTTTTACCAGAATATGTTGTATGAAACACCACACCAATTTGAGCAGCCATCATTGATTGTGCCAACTTAGATGCAGATGGTACTGCATACACAATAGTATTTGGTTGAAATGTAATATACGATTCACCATCAATTGTTTCTTTTTTAAGGTCGCCTCTAGTGAACATCATATCACCTTGCAACACACCTTTAATACCTAATTTTGACAAATGTTCTAGTGCATACTTTAGTTTATTATTTAAACCTTCAGCCGGATGATTTTCATCAATATCTTTATCTGTGTAGTTTAACTTTGCATTTTTATTAAAGATAGATTTTGTACCAACAAAAAATTTACCATTTTCTGGATTTACTCCACAAAAAATAGCAGGAGCACCATCCCATTTTGTAGTGATATTAACTTTAGATTCGGCATGACCTGCCAACATGTTACGCAAAGACTGTAAAAAATTAATGGCACTACGAGCACCAGCAACACCACCATTGAGAACTTCATCCTCAATGTGCTCTAAGTGTACATTTTTACCTTCTTTCGATTCTTTTAAAAACTCTATAAATTTCATTTTAGCTATACTTTATGAATATACTACTATTTTTTGTGGCTGAAGATGCGTATTGAAACATGTATGAACACAAAGCATCCATCTTTTTATTTTTAATCATAGTATAAACAAGATGTACACCAATATATTTTGACATCCACCAAGTTTTATCTTTCTTTTGTCCTGATTTTGCTTGAGCTACCAAAGTAGGAATAGACTCTTTACTGCCAGATAAATCTTTAAACATTGTGGCAAATTCTTTAAATTGTGTTTCAGTTGGCCTATCGATGGGTGTTTGATTTGGTTGTGACAATTTACTACTTTGAATTCCTGTATCTTTCGCACCTTCCATAATTACACCGCCACCAATTTTACCGCCAGCTGCCGTCTTACCTTTAATCTCACCTTGCCATGATGATGGTTGAGGACGACTTGAAAAATTTCTTAATTGTATTTCTCCATCTTTTCCTTCAGACTTGAACTTTATATAAATGTCTTTAGAATCTAACATATTAATTCCAAGTTTCACACCTGTAAAAGTTGCAACTAAAGGCTTGCCGTTATTAAATATTTTGGAATGTGCTGAACTTTTTGGATCTAATTTTTTTAATGAAATGCCAATTAAATTTTTATTGGCAAATGAATCAAAAATATAACGATTGTAATCCCTTAGAGTTGGCCAACCATCTTTAAATTTAAAATCTTTTTTGACCATCCATATATCCGCAGGATTCCACTTATCATCTCCTGTGATGC